CACCGGAGGTGGCCACTGCTATTGGTAGTAGGTGTCCATGCGGTCGATGACCATCTGGATGTCGTTGTCGATGTACGTTTCGTTCTCGGCCCACAGCAGCATAGGACCGCGGATGCGCGTGTTGATCGTATCCTTGGTGACTTCCGTCTGGAAGACATGTTTGAAGCCCAGGGCTTTTTCGCGCGGGGTAATCTTCAGCAGATCGCTGCCCTCGACCAGATCGTCGATCTTGATCTTCTGGCACATCAGCACCAGCGAGAAGTAAGCTTCGATGCCTTGGTTCTTCAGGGAGCCGGCGACCGGGATCGCGGTTTCCATGACCATGGCGGTCTCGTTGTACACGTCGAGAACGTGGGCGAGGAAGATGACCTTCTTGGTGGACTTGGCGACTTCAACCTGCATGGTCGAGCGGAAGAACTCCGCGAAGTTGCCCCAAGCGGCACGGCCATCGACCGCGGTACGTACATACTGGCTGATGTACATATCAAGCCAGAAGGTCAAGGTGTCAACCACGATGACTTTGATGTTGTCCTGCTTCTCGGCCCAGGCGAAAGCTTCTTTCACTTGGTTTGGGTTGGTCACCGTCTTTTGGGTGAACTTCGCCGGGAATGGCAGACGCTTGCCCGCTTCACAGTTCAGATACAGAACCGTTTCGGGATCGCGCAGATTGCGCAGGGAAGCAGACTTGCCGCTACCCGATTTGCCGCAAATGAGCGCCAAATGTTCATTCATAGGAAAACTCCTGATAGAAAGCACAAAAGCCCCGGGACGGGGCCAGAGTGACTGTTAAGGACGTGCCGCCAGCTCTTTGCCGACAGTGACCATGATGGAACCGAGAATCTCGTTCTCGGACAGCTTGTCCGCCAACTTGTCGTTGAGGGCTGAGACGTGGTCCTTGATTTCGTTCCAGTTCTTCCCGGCTTCGATCAACAGACGGGCATAGCGATGCAACATGACGTTGCGATTGCCGTCGCCAGTATTGTTGATGATCCAGCGTTCCAGATTGTCCATCTGCTGTTGGTTGCCCAACCGCTGCTGACGTTCTTCGTTTTTGCTGGTTTTCGGGATAAACGGCAGAACATCGAACAGATCGCCTTCAACTTGCTCGAAGTTGGCGTTATGTGACATCCACTTCTTGCTTCGGTGAGTACAGGACTCATCCACTTCGAACGGCAGAGATTCCAGCACGTTCTTCATGAATTCCTTGTATTCCTTCGCGTCCATTTGCAGGACGTAGTTCGTTGGTAAAACAATACGGAACCGATTCACATCGTCAGTGTGGCGCTTGGTCGTGTAGTAGATCGCGGCATAATCCTTCATGAGCATTTTGGCCGTGGCCAAGTTCATGGTTCCGTCGATATCCAACACGATCATGTTGAAGCCGGGGACACAAGTGTCCTCGGTGCGATGACCGCCATGAACGTGGTGATTCAACCAGTGCAGATCAGTCCCGGTAACGAGACGTTCCAACTGGGTCCATGGCGCCGTTTTATTGGCATAGCCATGTGCAGGGTGTTCACCGGCTCCACCGCGGGCGTACGACACCACCATCTTGGTCAGGTCAGTGACCTTCAGCTTCTCGCCGCGCAGGAATTCAATCCCGTCGGTGAAAGCCTTCTTGATGATGACGTTGTTCTTGTAGCCCCAGGCGATGGCCATCTTGACCATGTCCGCACGTGCTGCCTGACTGCCCTTGTAATAAGGCAAGTCCTGCATCAGGTCCGGCTCAGTCACTTCGGCATTGCAGTTGCCCAGGTAGTTCGCCAGCTTGACGTAAGGGCGTTCACGAGACAGCAGAAGCTCGAAGGCCTTACCGCTTTCTTCAGCCAGTCGGACGGCTTGGTAGAAGTGCGTTTCGGTCAGCTCCGGGGAGCCGTCAATAAACGCATATGCACCAGCAGCCTTGAGGGCTTTGAAATATCGGTGAGAAACTTCCGCTTTGCGTTGTTCTTCGTGTTCTGGCAGAGAATCCGCCAAACGCTCACAGTCGATCTTGTATTGAATCACCAGCAAGCTGGTTTCCTTGGTCATCGACAACACAGTACCCATGTTGTGCGAATCGGCCAAATAGCCCAGCTTTTCGCTGAACGCATCGACAAACGTGGACGAAACCTTGTTCGTCATACGGTCGTAGATCTCTTCGGCTGACAGGGTCAGATCGCGGGTGCTTTCTTTGCCATAGCTGAAGAAACAACGTCGAGCGTAGCCGGTATCGAGCAATGAGATCAGCTCGTCTTCCGTCTTGCCACCATCGAGCAATTTCGATGGTGTGCCGAACATCATGAGGTTCGTTGGCGTGTTGCCATCGATTTCCTCGTGACGAACGTTTTCGGCAGTCACTTTGGTGATCTTCTGGCGAATGCCGCCCATGTCGAATAATTCCAGCAGTGTTGTCAGCACTTCAGAACTGGACGACAGGTTGGAACCGATTTCGTCGATGATCAGGTTCACTGCACCCGCGTCGGCGAGCAACAGTTTGTGACGCATCTGCTTTACTGCGGCCGGGGTACCCGAGTCGAAGCTATAAACCAGGGGACCAAGGGAAGCGAACTCCTTCTTGATCTTTTCCAGTTCGAAGTCGTAGTCCGTCGAATCTCGGCCAGAGCGTTTGAGCGCAATCTTTTCTAGATTCGGTTCGGCGGTGAACGGGAAGTTTTCGAGGAACCGAGTGCGGAATTGGCTGGTGATTTCCTTTTCCAAGATGTTCGTCGAGAAACCTTTACCCGCACCCGAGGTTGCGAGGTTCAAGGCGTACATATTGACCGGAATATCACCCCGGTCATGGGTGCGGATCAAAACACGCATTTGCGATGCGATCATGCACAAGTGGAACGTCGTCAGCACGCGGAAGAACAGATGGTTCGAACTTTGTGTTTTTTCGCACAGAATACGTACCACGTCCTCCACATCAGGGTTATACGACATGTCTTCGACAGCTTTCATTGCTCTCTCCGTGTTGGGCTACAGAACCAGATCGCCGCATGCAATAAGCGCGTCTTTCTGTTTGCACGCAAGGAAACCCGCGCAATATTTGCAGCCTGTGACACCGCCGCGTTTGGTGACTACGACGCCACCTTTTGTGGCGGCTAGAAGATCAGCATCCGCTTTGTTGTCAAAGTTTTTGGTGGATCGGGCACCCGGTTCGTGTGCTTTCGCCGCTTTGGCAAAATAACGATAGGTGTCCGGTTTACGCCACAGATCCTTGTCGGAACATGGCGGCATATCTTCTTCCGGTGCATGCTCAAGGTCAATGAGCTGCTGCACCTTGCCTTCGACGTAGATTTGCGTCTCATCGAGCGACAACAGTTGCAGCCTGCGCGTATGCATGCGGGCTGGTGGGTATTTTTCCGGATTCATGTTGCGATCCCGGCCACTCCAGTCGGTGAACTGGAAAGTGAGGTTCATCCACTCTTTCGTTACCTTTTCTGGATTCAGCCAGCGATACATGCTGCCTTGCAGGATGTACGACTCGAAGTCGGCCATCATGTACTTGTAGACCGAGGTATTTTTCAAATCCTCGACGGCACCGTCACCGATGAAGTCAAACTTACCGCTGACCTTGATGCCGAGCACCATCTTGCTGCTGCGGATTTCCGTGTAGACCGGAATGATGCCACCGGCCGCCACTTCTTCCGCCGATGGGTTCACACGCACTTTGCGCGCCACACCGGGCGGATGACCCAGGGCAATCAGGGTATCTGCCAGCTTGGGCGACTTCCACGCTGCCTCGAAGGCGTCGTGGATCGCGGTGCCGTTACTGCTCGGGATCATGTCAGCAACGTCCGTAGACATCATTCCAGGCGGTACACGGCGGGCCAGGATCACTTGCTTCACTGGTTTCAGCAGTGTGGTGACCGACAGGCCGGCTTCTTCGCGGTCGTACGTCTCATGCGCGAGGTAAACCTGCGCAAAAAGCGACAAACCAGTGTTATTGGTGAACTTCATGCTTGATGCTCCGGTTGTTCGGCCAGCCACGCCCCAAGGGTGCGGTGAGCCTCCTTGAGGTCGTGGTAGACGGACTTGCCGCCAGTTCGTGTGCCAGGCACCAGAAGTTTTTTGCGTGCGTGATACAGACGCGAGGACGGCAGCGGGAATAAATCATCCACCCGATAGGTGTCGATGGCCTTCCAGTGCGCAGGCAGCGGTTTCCAGTAAGCCGGAAAGTCCGTGGCCAGTTGCTCAGCTTCGGTATCGTCCTTCACTCCGTTAACCTGCTCATTGAGCAAGATAAACAGAGGTTCAGACAGGTGAGTCTGCCCCATGTTGGATAACTTGTTGGCAGCCCCTAGCAGAATATCCCGTGGGACTCTTAATTCTTGATTCATGCGCACTCCTGATGTGATGTGTGTTTTAGACGCTGACGTAGCTCTGCAAGCGTTGGCTCCCGGCGAACCAACACGCGAGGTGTCAGATGCTGGGTCATGCGGAGAATTATCAGCTTTGCTGCTGCCATGTACCGACGAGCTTGCCGGTCTGACAGATTCAGTACGTCTGCGATGTGTTCGCTGGAAATGTCTTCCATGTACGACAGCATTGCAAACAACCGGGTAGGTGACAGATTGCCCCCGGACCCGTGGTCTAAGGTGCACACACCTACAACGATGTCTTCGATCAACTTGTTATCGCTGAGGCGCAGGAAGTACGCACAGCGCTGCTGGTGAGGATTATGAAGCATCCGCACCCGGTTGGTGCTGGGAATGTACTTTGGGCGTCTGGCCATGTTCACGCGGTCCGTCCGGGAAGTCCCCAGCGATGCCGCCAGCCTTGGGTAAGTTTCTTGCAAGTACACTGAAGCTCCTTGGTTAATTTTCGTCCAATCGAAACGGACCCATGTATATAAAGGGGGCTCACCTCCCCCGTCGGCGCCAATTGCGCAAGTGCTCCCGGAGGGAGCCCCTCACCTCATTCCCCCCAACCCACACCCGGGCACGACCAGACGCGTCCGCGCCCCGAGGGCTGAGCGAAGCGAACGCCCGACAGGGATGCGGAAAGCGGAGGGGAGTGACCAGAGAATTGAACAAAAAATAGACAAACAATAAAAAACCCCCAGTAAAATGGGGGTTTTGGTCTTGAGCACGAATTAACCAGTAATTTGTGTGAGGTTCTGCTGACTGACCGGACGCGATAGTAATTGTGAGATAGACGTACGTCAAGTGTCGCAAACCCCTGCCATCTTACCCATCGCGGGCGCGGTGTCGCTGCGCGAACCGCTGGCGTGGGACGACGGCTGGTGTTTGCTAGGGAAAAGGGGTGTAGAATCGGCGAATTCATGATAAGGGGGCTTTATGAGCCAAGTTTGTTTAGTCACCGCATCTGGTGACTATGTTTGCGGTACGGGGGAATGGACTGGGCCAAAGCCCGGTGATCCCAACACATCTGACCTATTACTGCATGCAGTTCCTGCGTATGGCGGGATTGACGTTACATGGACATGGCCAGATACGTTTCCCGAGGCTGTGGCCTATACCACGATCTATCGCAGCACAACGGCTGATTTCAATGCTGCTGTGGTACATGTTGGTGCCGCGGCGGGTAATTTCTACTATGACCGTATCGAACGTGAGGTAGTGACCCAGTTTTACTACTGGATCATCGTTCACTCGATTTACGGTACACCTTCGCGTCTTATTGGCCCAGCCTGGGCAAATGCGAAGCCCCGCATCGAAGAGATGATCGAAGACCTCACAGGTCAAATCGACAACGGTGTTTTGGCCCCGGCATTGAAAGCCGAGATCGCCCGTATCGAACTGAATCATTTGAACATCACCCAGGAGATATTGGATCGCCAAGGTGAAGATGACGCACTTGCTG